ATTGCTTCTATCGGTTGGCTCGTCGTAGTCTAAATCTAATGTATTACCGTTAAGTGCTGATCCAACACCATATATTTTCTGCCCATTAATTTCTAAGTCAGTGATAAGTGTGTTAGCTGCTAAAGTATTTGTAGTAATATATTCAAATTGTGCAGAATCACCCTCAATAAGATTAACATATGCTAAATGTCTAATGTGAGCTGAGTCAACTCTCATTCCATTGATATACGCAGAATCTATAGTAAGACTGCTTGTTGGTGAACCAAAATCAGATTCAAATTCGTCTACTGGTAATACATCTAAAAATACTTGTGCAGGATTTCCATTTGCATATATGGTAAATATAATATCAGCTGATGTACTTTCTACCCATTGGCCATTCTTTAAAGCGCTTTCGGACTGAGCAACTGCAGTACTTAATCTAAAATCTAATACTCTATTCCCTTGAGGATCAAGAATTGTATTTTCATCAAGATATAGTCTAACTGGGACATTAGATGTATATAATTTTTTATCTGGCGGATTTATACCAGTTTGTATAGCTGATGAATTAGGAAAAAAACTATAACCAGGTAAGGTTTCATCAGTGAAGAACCAACCACGAATATAATCTGGATTAGGTGGAGTTTCTAAATCTACAGAAAACTCAATCCAAATAGTATCATAGTCAATTGTTCTAGCAATTACACCTGATGAACTAGAAGGATCTATTGTCCCGCTTTGCCCTTTGTTCGTGATATAGGAAACTAAATCATACATTATTTAAACTTCGAGCTATTTGTTATCAGATTCAATATTATCTATCTCATCCGCTTTTTCTTTATTTTCGTCATCTACATCTTGTTCCATGTTTTTCATATCTTCTTCAGAAAACTTTAGAACATTTCTCATAACCCAATCTTTAGTGTAGTATTCTCCAACATACTGTTGCATCATATCAAGAGTTTGAATACGCTCTTTTAATATTTCACTTTCCTTAGATTCAGCAAAATAATTATCCCTAGCATAATCAATCTTAAAATGCATTTTATGATTATCCCAATCTGAATCGGTAATAATCTTTTTTAAGATAAGCTGTTTCTTTAGAATATTTAAAAATAGATGACTAAATTTTTTACGGAGTCTATCAATAAACTTTTGAAACTTAACTTCATCTCTGGAAATTTCATTTGATCTACCAAGAGAAAATTGTGCTTCTTGTTCTAATCTACTAATAGGAACATTTAGTGCACGATAAACGCGTTTTTGGAAATAAACAATATCATCTATTTGTCCAAGATTTTCTCCTCCTGGTAGAGTAGAGATTTCAGTACCTCTACCACCTTCTCTACGAGGTAACCAAAAATCTTCCAACATAGACATATGTTTACGATCATCTCTTAACTCTCCGTTCTGAGCGTCATATACTAATTTATTACGATACTTTGTCATAATATTTTTCATGTATTCTTCGGCTTTACCTTTTGGTAAATTACCTACATCAATATAAAAAATTCTACGTTCTGGTGCTCTAGCAAGTCTATAGATAACAAGCGAGTCTTCCATCATTCTTAATTGGTTAATTGGTTTAATTGATTTATGTAAATGAGATACTACTTTTTTTCGAGTTTCATCAAGTAAACCGGATGTAACATAACTAATCGAATCAAGGGTAAACTTAACTGCATCTTTCTGTTGACCCGGTTTTTCTTGGTATACATAGTATTCGTTTACACTATCTATAATGTCAGCATTAGTAAGAGGATCTTTTTTCTTCTTTACCTCTTTCATTTTACGGATCTTCATAGCATCAATAAAACGAATATCTTGAATACCAGCTTTTTCATTCTTTTCGTCAACTACCAGATGATGATATATTCTACCATCAACATACCATCTTCTGAATATATCATGCCCGTTTTCTTCAAAGTTTAACATACCTAAAATATTAGTAAATTCTTCTTGTACTTGTTTTTTAATATTTTCTGGAAAATCAACATCCTCAAGTGTCAAACTAATAGGATCAGTATCATCGCTTCCTACAATAGCTTCATTAACAATATCTTCAATAGCATTGTCAACTTCGGGATGTAATGATACACCACGATATTTTCTTATCATCTGATAGTTATCTTTTGCAGCACTTCCATCAATATCTAAGTATTGACCAAAGTGACTACCAGATGCAGTAATGTAACCAGCACCATCGTCATCAGCTTTTGGTACAACTGATTTAATCTTCTGCTGGGCTTTTTCAGATGAATTGGCTCTTTTGATTTCAAATCCAAAGAGTTTAAGTGAATTATCTGCCATAACTATCCTTTAACTATATAAAGGTTAGGGGAATAACTCCCCTAACCAAATTATATTTATTCAACTTTTAAGAAGTTACAAATCCATCAGGAGCGATTGACTCCCAATACTGAATCTGAAATTCTACGCCGAACTCTTCAATTGTATCCACATTTTCATATGATACATCAATTGCACTAATAGCAGTCGGGAAGATACCTCTAAATTTATATTCATAGAGAACAGAACCATCTTTATCTAACTGCTGAACAGCTGCATCAACTTGGTAATCAGCTGGATTAGTGATACCAGTGTTTGCTTGGTGTTGGTTAATACCATTCATCCACTGTTCCATTGATTTTCTAATTTTAAAATCAGTATCATTGATAACAGTAACTGCCCAAGGTTCGAAAGTTCTATCCCCAGCCATTTGCAACTGACGCCCTCTATATGCTACAGGAATAAACCCCATAACAGAAGCCGGCATTTGTGCTGCTTTGATCATGAATGATGCGAGTTCAACATCCCCAGCCACATAAGCAGGGAAACTTAATATTACTTGGAAGAGGTTAGGACGTGCCCCACCACCTCTAAGTTTTGATTTAAAATCATTTACGCCTAAAATTGCCATTTTTATGTACCCCTATTATACTGCGCCGACGACTTCTTCAAAAGAAACGCCAGATCGAACAGCTACAAAATTAAGAGTAATGAAGTTGATTGATCTTGCGGGCTTAATGAAGATATTTGCTATAAATTGATTAGTATCAATTATTTCTGCGGTGTTATTAGTTTCATCGCATACTAATTTAAAATCAGTAATACCTCTTCTGCCCTGAACATTTCTAAGGACTGGTTCTACAATATTTACAAACTCAGCTCTTGTAAATTCGTCATTGAATTCAAAGAGAATATTCTGAGCAGCTGAAGATATTGCTTTTTCAAGAGTAAGGAACAGTCTACGAACGTTAATTCTATCAAAGGCTGAAGGTCTTGAAAGATGAGTTTTATCACCAAATAATGTTACACCCTGACCTGGAAGATTAGCAATTGGATTATATCCAGCTTTATATAGTTCATCTCTATCCGACTTATCAGGATTAAACGCTAGAGATGCAACACCAAAGTATGAACCTCTTCTTGTACCTGCAGGAGAAAACCACGGTGCTGTTTCATTATCTGAAGCAGCCATAATACCAGCTGTTGAAGATGCAGCAGGAATAAACACATAGTTATCATTAAACTTATCATACACTTTAAGATAGTTAGCATCTGCAAATAGATATGAACTACGTGTAAATGTATTACTTGTTTGAGCTGCAATAATAGATGTCCGTGGTGTAGCATTTCCGACTACTGCTGTTCTATTTGGTGAGGTAACAACCACACAATCTTTTCTAGTGTTTTCAGCAATATTTACCATATTATCAACTACAGTTTGCTGATCACTAGCAGATCCCATACCTGGAGCAATTAAGAAATCCACTGCAGTTCCATTTGGATCATTTACAGTAGCAAAACCTGTTGCATATTCTGAAGATGTAAGACTACCAGAATTTGAACCATTTACAAGACTTGCAGTATGTACTAATTCACCTGAACCGGCATAATTTTTACCGTTTGCTGTTGCGGTACCTGCATTAGAACCAAATGCCGCTGGCATTGCTGCTATCCAAATATAATTTGAACTTCTTGCAATAACATCAGGCGCATAGTTTCCTGTGCCTTGTGTTGTCTTTGCGTTTGAAGCAAGAGATAAATATGAGAAAGTTTCAAGAACTCTATGAGGAACTCCGCTAAACTCTCCATCTTCATCAATAACAATCACGTGAACTTCATCATTAGAAGCGCCACGATCCTCAGCAAATTTTGATGTACCAGGAGCTCCGTCAAAATATGTATTTAATCTAACGTCAGTGCCGTCGGTTTTTGTATATTTCCAATTAGTAAAGTCTGAATCATTAGCACCGCAATAACAAACTTTTAACGAGTTTCCTAGTTCACCTGGCCACTTAGCAATAGTAATATGATTATTAGCTGCATGACCTGTTTTATCTGTATCCCACCCATCAGCATTTTGTACTACTGGTAAAGTTTCTGGTGTATTTGTGGCATCATATGCGTTAACAGCAACCGTTTCTCTTCCGCCGCCAGTAATAGTAAATACTGGATCTGTGTCATATCTATAAGTTCCACCGGAACCATCAGAATCTGCTACAGTAATTCCATCAATTTCATCATTAACTGCATCATAGTTTAAAGTAATTGCAGGAGTTATGCCCGAATCTGGTGCAGAAATTGTAACTGTTGGTTCTGAAGTATAACCACCATTTGGTGCTACTGCAACCGAAGTGATAATACCTGAACCATTTTTGGTTGCGGTAAGCACTGCTGGGATTTGTGCACCACCAGTAGCTGTTGAAGTTGTAATTGCTCTAACGACATAAAGATCGTCTGAATATTGTAAGTAACTTGAAGCACTAAGGAAATCTATTGCTCTATCGGCATCTGGATTTC